AGAACCTTCTCCATCTACAGTCCCTGATATATCATAAGAGTCACAACCAAATGCTCCCATGTGTTCATTACCAGGATATTTAATACCGTTTTTAAGTACCACTCTATTTTGTAATTGCTGAGGTGGAACCCAGCTAACTTTAAATCTACCTTTTGGATCTGGATAAAATATCACTTGTGAATCTTTTATACCATTAACCCATTGAAAATTACCAGTTGTTATTCCTAACGTTCTAGACATTTCTTCATTATAGTCTATCTGCTCATATATCTTAATAAGATTAAAAATAGAATTTTTAGTCTCATCTCTAAACGCGTGTTCTGTAGTTCTTGGAAACTGACGGTAAAATTCGTTTAAAGCATCTTGATCATCTTTCAAGCCATCTACTTCATTTTGCCAATTATCTATTACACCTACATCTATTAATTCACCGTCTGGGGCAAGCACATCTGTGTCAGGAGTAGTGAATACTGGAATTCCGTACTCATCAATAAATCCTTCGTAGTTCCATTCCATTGGGATAAACAAAGAGTATAAACCAGATTTTGTCTGACCGTTTCTATTTCTTTTAGTGACATCTGATGCATTGTATAATTTTTTAAAGTTATCACCTCCTTTATCTAAAGAATTACTTGTTGATCCCATCATACATTTACCAACTATTCTACTACCTAATCTCAAACAAGTTTTTGTAACTCTCCAGTTGTTTAATATATTATCAGGTCTTTCCCATTTACCACTTTCATCGTGTACTAATAATGCTAGTTTTTCACCATCATAGCTATTGTCACCTGTGTTTTTCCAATCAATAGTTGTATCTAACCCTTGTATATCTTCTAGTTTTTCATTAGCTGTAATTTTCTTTCTTGTAAATTTACTAGCTGGAACCCTATAAGCTAATTCTGACTTTGGTCTATCCATACCATCTTGGATAGGTTTAAAGAAAAAAGGATAATTAATACTAATTGGTACAACTTTATCGGTAAACATCTTCTTAGCATCTGCACCTGTTTTAGATAATATCCCATATCTACTATCACTTGCAAGAGTAGCTAAATTAACTGTCTCTGCAGATGACATGAACGAAAACCCTGATCTTCTGTTCTTTAGGTAACACATACCATAACATCTTTTATCTGCCTTACAAGCCTCCCAAAATATATAAAATAATCTGTTTGCCTCTCTAAAATCTGGTGCACCTACGTCTATCTTACTCCACTGTAAATACATATAGTGAGTACCTGTTATCCAGGTTGCCTTACTATTATTAGTAAACCAAAATCCCTCTTCTCTTCTTTTAAACTCTTCATCTATATAGTCAAACCATTGTTCTTTTTGGTCTTCAGGGTATGCTCTCCAATCAAATATATTTTTTAAACGTTCTAATTCTTTTGGTTGTTCAAACTTAACCCATTTGTTTTTAGAATTTTTGTATATATTTTTAGGCGCCTTAGGTAGTGCTATAGCTAATCCTTGTATTTCTATGATTTTACCTATTTGACCACTATGAGACAATACAATTAAATCATGTTCTTTGTTATAACCATATTTCCATTTTTTACCTTTATTAAGACGACTAATAGTCGTTTTTTTTACAGGCTCAATGGTTTTAACTAAATCTTGCTCGTACATTACTTAGATCTACCCTCTGCAAATCCTTTAAAAGTTTTTTTCCTTGTCTCTTCAGGTGTTTTTCCTTCAAGTAAGTTTTCTTCTTCTTGGATTCTGTTAAGTATTTCAAACGCATCGAATATAGCTAGTTTTTTAGTAGCTGCAGCATTTTTAAGTCTATCTGCGGATATATCATCGTCTGAATCTACAATTGGTTCTTTAGCAACCTTAATTAACTCATCCACTGCTCTCTGCCCAGCTTGGATTATATTCTTCTTCGTTTCCTTGATATTCATATTTGATAGTAATAAAATTAGATAAAACTCTATATAGTCTTTCGCCATCAACGATAAACTCATATTGACTACTTGGTCTAAAACCAATCAAGTCGTTAATCTTTACTGTACCATCTGAATACTTGACAATACCTTGTAAAGGTTTTTCAGATTCAATATTAAATTGATCTATTGCTTTTAAAGGTTTTACAAAACAATAACCTTTTGGAGCTATCCACTTATCTTTTCTCTTATATAAAAAGATTTGATCGTGGTTTATAAAGTAGGTATCTTCATTAAAGTATGCTCTACTATTTTTTTCGATACCTTTTACATTATGCCATCTACGGAACACATTGTGATGTACTATAACTGTATCTCCAGCTTCTATATTTGTATCACCAACTATAGGGGTTGATATAACAATAGCCTCTCTATTTACATATTGGTGATTAAAAATCTCAGTGTTTAAAATTAACTCTGAATCACCAACCTTTTTAGTGTTATTGTATCTATCTCCTTTTGGCGCCACAACAAAGTTGTAAACGCTTTTCATTAGTACTCTAAGTTATACTCTACAGATACAGCCATGTTCTTATTGAAATCTTTCCAAGGCAATACGTCTTTATTCTTTTTGATATAAATAGAAAATTTATCGTCTTCTTCTATAATATCGCAAATAGTATGACCACCATACACTTCTTGCCCCACGGCATAGTGCATAGCGTCATTCTTGTAATCTTTACCGATACTAATCTTTCTTATTAACTTCGCCATTTTCTTTTGGATAGTTTATTGTACCGTCTTGAATATTAACATCAGCTGTACCGTAGTCTTTTTCAAAAGTATCTCTCATGTTACCAACAGCTTCTTGAAGCGCTGAAATATGATGAAGTACGGCGTGTTTTTTTGTTTCCATTTGACCTAGTTCTATCTGAGATCTATTGATGTTATTAATAAGTTCTTGAACATTTTTTAATTGCTCATCAGTTACTTTTTCAGGTTTAATACCTTTTAGTTCTTTAATTTTTGCACTAGTGCCCTTCGTTTTGCTTGTTGCCATTTTATTTAATTTAAGTTAATTTAATTTATTTTAATATTCGAATCCAAATCTTAACGTTACTGGATTTCTATTTAATATTTCATCATTATCAGCTAGTTCGGCTATCACGCCTGGAGCTTCCAATGTTAAAGTCGTGTGTGAGCCATCGTCTGTCACTGATTTTAAAGTACCAACTAAAGCACCATCTTGTGCTATAAGAAAGTCACCAGGAGCAAACACTCCATCTCCAGCAGTTCCGTCACAATTTATAGTTGTAGCTCCTACGCTAATCCCAGATCCATTATCAACTAAAACTCCGGTACCAAAATCAGCTGTTGATACCGTTGCTGCAACAAATATAGTTTGATAACCAGGTGTTGTTTTTGAATGAGTTGAATCACCTGGAAAGCCATCAGGATCTCCCTGTAATAGTACTGGTTTTACTGATCTATCTCCATTATCAGCACCTTGTCCGTTACCCAAGATGTTATAAGCAACCAAACTATCAGCCGTATCTCCATCGGCAGCTGGTATACATCGCTGATAACCTATAAGATAAGGTCTAAATGAAGCTGTATGAACAGCGTCCTTTGCATCATTAGAAGTACCAAAAGTAGGTGGTGCAACACCATTTATACTTTTTGCAAAAAATAGATCAAAGCTTTTCTTTTGTGCAGCCCCATTGTTTCCCGCTACTTTCGCCATAAAAGATACTAGAGCAGCAGTTCCTTTTGGTATTTCAAATGCTGTCCAATCAAACAACACGTCATCTGCTGTAAACGCAGTTGCAAGATCTGCACCGTTTGGTTTTAATTCTTCGGTTAAATAATATTTTGAATGCATAATTTTTATTTTTTTACTTTTTCAAATGATCGACCGCCAAAGTAAGCGCCGATCACGGTTATTAATACTAATTGAAGCAAATCAACCCAAGATGATTTTACTTCAAATTTTAATGCACCTGCGTCTATAAATATTAATAGCATGGTGCATACTATTAAAAATATTAATACTAACGGCCTAACGTTTTTACTAAGCCATGAATCCGACTTTAAATCTGCCTCCCATCTACTTGTGATGTTTTTTTCCATCTCCACCTCATAGTTGGCAATTAATTCTTTTATTTTTCTTTCTGCTTCAAGCTTTTCTTCTTTGCTTGTATGAAGATTATCTATAACTCCACCTACACCTTTTACAAGATCTGCAGCACCACCAGAAAATAATCCTCCTAACATAATTTATTTCTTTGCGAATTTTTCTAATCCACTTATACCAAAGCAACCAAGCACTACAAGTACAAATGAATCATATACAAATTCATTAATCATTAGATCTCTTCCTATCCAACCAGTTATAAGATCTACTATCATAATCACACACATTATTGCAAATGCAATGAATCCTATGATAGATTTTTCGTTCCAATTATTATTGTCTTTAAATATTTCCATTTCCCCCGTTGTTTGCTTCTTTTTCCCATGGAAAACCATGGTCACCAGCTTCTTTCCATTTCCCATCAACTTTAATCATATCTTTACCATTTCTAGTTTCTCTAGGAAAAACTTCGCCATTATAGGTTATATCATTATCACTATAAGCTAATTTACCAAGCTTCATGTCTGTAGCATGTCTCATCTCGTGATTTATAACTTGTTTGTCTTCATAGCTACCAGGCGCTATGTTTTCATTAACATATATGCTACCATCCATATTAGCTTCGCCCATTATACCTTCTTCTAATGGTACTCTTATAATAGGTGTACCAGGTACAGAGCCTACTTCGCCAGCCTGCTTACCAAAACGCATTTTTGTTTTGATTTCACCGCCTACAGCATAGTTACCTCTTTCTGATCCTAGTTTAAATCCCATTA